CCTTGAACTACCCCTTTTTTTAACAAATTAACAGGAGGACAATGAGCGAATTTAAAGGCTTTGTAGTCAAGAATAGTTTAGGTCAAGTTGTATTTTCAAGTTCAAGACACAGCGAAGCTAGAAAGGAATGTGAAAGGTTAAACCTTCTAGGTAGTGACAAGTTTTTTATTGAAGAAAACTGGAAAGGAACCCCGACATCGGTTATTACAAGGACAAGGAGAACATGAGAAAAACAATTACAACACAGACAATTTATGGACTAGGAAAAGCTCAAGCCACAGCTAGAAAATGGTTGGCAGTTAACCGACTTGATGATGATTATTGGGGGATAACTTATATTCCGTTTGGGGTACGTTTTCCTGGTTGGTTTGCTACAAAAAGAGATGCGATCGCAGCGTCAAAAATAGCAAGGAGAATATTCCCTTATCCATTCAAAAATAACGAACACCTGATGCCAACAGAGGCGCAGTGGTTTGAGGTTTTAAAAGACAATGCAATTCCATTTATTAGATAGGAGAATCTCATGTTACAAGTTGAACCCGAGTCTGAATCAATTGATAACGTTATTCAGTTTGCAGACAAGTCCCCTGTTGAAAAGAATCAGGGAACAATGATGAACAAACAGGGAAAACTACACTTAGACATCTATAACTTGCAGTGTGACTTGATATCAGGGGGGATCAATAAATTTACTTACATCCTCTATATGATTCGCCTTCTTTATGGGACTGAGAAGGATATAAAAATCACCCTAGAGAATTTAATTGAAGTCCTGAATTGTGATGGAGTCACCCCATTGGGAGCCGAGAAAAAGATTCAATTTGAAATAGCAGACGTTCAGGTTGAGTTAGCAAAGATGAGTAAAAAGGGTTTGCTGACAAGCTACGAGGTTCCCATTCAATTAAATATTACAAGCCTATGACTGCCACTACTCAGACCCTAGAGGATTAAAACAATGAAATTATTTGATCGGATGCGCGACGAAACCCGTGGCGGACTCTATGACGGAATCCATGACTGCACAGTTAACTTTAAAATATGGTGGAATCTTGTCTACCGCAAAAGTCGCTACGACTACCAGATCATTGCTTTTTGGTATTGGTTGAATTATCGTTCAGAAGGTAGTTGAAATGAAAAAATCAGTATCGTGGCGTGATCATGCGATTAATCGAATATCAAACTCCCTCCTTGAGTATGAGATGCAATGCGCTTGTTTGGGCGAACAAACCAACTCTAAGGATGCCCGGAAGTATTGCAACGACCGCTACCCCTTCGGAATCAGGGAACATTCACCCTACAAGATATGGCTTGAGGAACTGCGGTTAATTCAAAAGTTTATCGCGCTAGGCAAGCCATTTAAAACCTACCCTCACTGGCGAAATTGTGTAAACTCTAGGGGGGAGTCGTGGAACAATCCCAAAAGTAAAACGGTTAGTGAAGGTCAATTAAGTTTGTTTTAGTCCCGGTAACTCCAAAGAAGCTCACTCTACCTAGTGGGCTTTTCTTGATCATCTGAATCATTGACAATCTTTTTAATAAATTCCTCAATAGTTAATCCTTCATCCTCAGACCGAGACTTTAACATCGCCACAATTTGTTCGTCGTTTGCTTCTATTCGAGCTTGCAATACGTTACCCGCCAAGGTTGTGGGTGCTACACCCTTGAGTGCTGCCCATTCCCTTAATCGCTTATTATGCCACGCAGGGATCTTAATCGTAATTCTATACCTTTTGTCCATTGTTTTTTTATGTCGTTTAGCATATAATCAGCATAACATTAACACAAATACTGAAAGGGGCTGACCGGATATCAGCCGATCAGCCCCACCCCAACCCATTCTTTAACCCAGTTGAGGCTATTACAATGTTTGCACAAAAAGAACTATCTGTAGATGAATTTCGTTTACTTACCGGAAAATCCATCAACCAAATTTCATTGTTAACAGGAGCCGACCCTGACACGGTAAAAAATCACCGTCGCAAAGGCTACGACCCTAAACCCCAATACGTTCAATTTCGTCGCCACTTAGGTTTGTTAGCACAATCAGAGGGAAAAATATAATGGACAATTATTCACACTCTCAAGAAGTCCATTACCTAAAAGGGGAAATAAAATTAGGGCAAAAGGTTAATGGTCAATACTGTATTACAACGATTAATCAAGATAATACCTTTGTGGACTTATGGGTTGACCGAGATGTATTGAAACGATTTTGCAAACACACGCTTTATGTTATGGAATGGCAAGAAAAGAATAATCAGTAGTGGCAAATTCCACCCCAGATGTATTTTCCCCTATGCCCACCCTTTGCGGTGGGTTTATTATTGGTACATCAGGTTAAATCAAGCCTGAGTCAATCTAAGAAGGAGAGGTGTACTAAACCATGAATGGCTAATTTTGAGACAAGGAAAGGGGGAACCCGAAAGATGATACACCTCAAAGACGAAGACGCTTTACAGCCTTTTTCCTCAGAGGAAATCCAGTTAATCTTTAAAGTTTCTCACCAGACTATTGCCGAACGCAAAGGGATATTGGGGATTAAAAGAAAACCTGTAGGATGGGCAGAATTAAACGTTTTATACCTCCTACATATCTTTGTTAGTTCCAAATATCAACATCATACCTATTACCAGTTCCAAAGCCTCTATCACCACTGTTTAAACAACGGTTTATCTATCGAGATAGAAGTTTTCCAGAAGATGTTAATGCTAAACACAACACAACTATTTAAGGAGTTTAAAGTCGATGTCCTATCAAGAATCTCAAGCTACCGACAACACAACGGAACAGGAACTTACCGAGTTATATCAGAACTCACGGAAACCCCAAACCCAGACGGAACAACCGAAACAGCCTAAATCAGCTATCACCAAAGGGAGTACAACAGATCAACTCAATGATGCAGTTGTTAAGACCCAAAAGAAAGCTAAAGATAACGCGATCGTTAACACTAAAGCCGTTATTGTTGCGGGTCAAAACTCCGGGCGGGAAGATGCTAAACTATTTAAAAAAGCAAAACAATTGGCTTTCTTAAATGAAATTGCAGACGATGAAATCGAGTCTGCTAAGGCTTTATTGGTTGGGATTCCTGAGTATAAGAATGCAATTGATCAAGCGTCCGGGTGTGAGTTGGAAAACCTCTTAGACTTTGATCAAGAAATCTCAATTGAGGCTTTAGAACAGCAACTTAACGAAGCTGTGGGAAAGTCCAAAAAATCCCAGTTAGTTGTCAGAAGTTTTTTCGGAGAATAAACGAACTAGAAACACGGGTTGAGAGAATAGAAGTTATCCTAAAAATCCCTCAACCCAAGGAAATCAGTCAACAATTAGAATTATTAATGGGAGGGTTTTAAGTGGGAATCGTTATCGACTTGGTTAATCTATTTGGAGTTTACTGCTCACATAACGTCATGCCCTTTTTAATGGGAGGTTGTTTCTAATGAATACTATTTATTATTTAACAGCATTCTTTATTGGGTTTTTAATATTTAGCAATCAAGTAGTTTTTAGTCGAATCAGGGAACAGTCCCAAAACTATCAATATGAAAATCCCAGAACCCGTTAAGGCGATCATGGTTGGAACTGTGATTGGTGGCATTAGTTCAGTCCTGTTATCCCTAACATTAGAACCGGAAATATCAGAGGTTAGAATGATGCAATATGGGGGGTTTATCGGATTAGTAGCTAGTTCCACAACTACTGCACTCTTGGCTATCACAACCCGCAATAACACCCAATCAAACAAGGAAACAAGCCCCAACAGATCAGACACAAAACCAGACTTTAACCTTGTGTTGGGTGAACTGATCCAAAGAGCAACCGAGAATCACCTGAATTGCCTTCAGCCTGGGAGTCCTGAATACTTTGAAGCCCTTGAACTCTATGGAAAGGTACTTTCGCCCGAAAACACCACTCCAAACACTAACACCCAGAAAACCAAAACCTCACACCATGCACAGGGAGATTGATATAGATGTTAGACAGTTTACAGCCTAGTGATGACTTACCAGCTTTTAGTGGGGATTCAGAAGCCACTCAGAGGGAACCTAGAAAGCCTAATAAAACACGAAAACGAGTAGCGGTTTTACTAACAGTTATTGCAGTTTGTAGTTTTATTACCTTAGTCGGGAATAAATCAGGAATTATCAAGAAGTTTGCTCCTAACGTTCCCGTAGCTGAAACTGCCGAAGTTCAGCAAATGACGGTAGAACCAACAGGGGAAACCTCGACCGAAGCTAATGATAATTCTGGAGAATTTCAACCATCCCCTGACTTAGAAATGGCACGAAATGAGCTATTAGATAAGTCATTAAACGAGGTAGGTTTTCAAGTTAACAATCTGAGTGAAGCGGTAGCAGAAACATTCCTGTTGCAAGCTCGTTCTGAGATTGAAAAGAAACCCATTTCTATTGAGTTATTTCTGATTAAGAAAATCAACTTTCTGGCTAACAAACTTGATAAAGCTACGCTAGAGGGAGAATTTAACGGTTCACCTAAAGAACGGAAGCAAGCGGCTGATTTGTTGTTTGAGGTTTGGGGAAATCTTTTGGCACTAAAACGCCATTGGGAAACTACATCGGCAGATCAAATTCAATTAAAGTTTACCTCTGTTAATGTCTCGGTTTTGGCGAGTGATGTCCGTCGGTTCTCTGAGGTTGCCATGACACTTAGAGCTTTAACCTACGAGCAGCAGAAGCGGACTGAGGCCCTTCAAAAGCAATTAGAACTTGAGGCTAAACAATTGGCAGAAAAGGAGGCTAAAGATGCCAAAACCAAATAACTTCACTAAGGAGAATTGGGGAGTTGCCGTTGCAGCAAGTTTAGGATTTTCAGCCATTGGTTTATTCAGCGCTGCGACTGTTCAGATTGAGGATTTAAAAGGTATCTCACCCCACCAATCTCAGAAAGGAGAATGGGGTAGCGTTTTGGTAATTGAGCGTAAACCCGTTAATAATTCAATCCTTCTATATTTAGCGGGCGTGGGATGCCTTGGTGCTTTAGCGGGGTTGATACTAGGGGATGAGTCTATGGTCAAACTTGAGGATCTACCCCGCACCGTCCCCGATACCTTGGCTAAATCAGTTAGTTGGACAGTTTGGGGAGTTGGTCAGGCTTTGGATAGTCTAGGGGACTTTGGAGAAAAAGGTTATGCCAAATCTTCACAACTCTTAATCAAAGCTATCCCACCGGAAATCAAGTCTAAGTTTCAATCAATCAAAGATGATTCGGGTTGGGTATCTGAATTTCTATCGTTGCCACATCAAAGGCTAACGGGTGGCACGGGGTCGGGAAAATCTAAACTCCTGGGATTGATAATCAGTCAATGGCTTGAGAATAACCCCGATGGTCAACTGTTTATTGCTGACCCGAACTATGGAAAGCCCGATAATGACGGTTATCTTAATAATTGGTTTGGGTTGGACACCGAATGGATCAAGCAACCCGATGACGAGATTGATAGCCTAATTGATCACGTTCACGCCCAATTAGATAAACGGATTAAGGCTTGTGTTGACGGAGCCAGAAACGGCTTTACCAAGTTATCAGAAATTCAAGTTGACCTGACTCCGATTTGCCTAATCTGCGAAGAATTTGACAGTATCGTGGAACGATACAAGTCAGACAAAACCAATTCCCGGCTCGATAAGCTAATTGAGATCATTAAGCAGGGTAGAGGCTACAAGATTAAGTTAATCCCCGTGGGTCAATCCGCGTCCGTTGGTGAGGGCGGCTTTACCCTCGCAACCCTTGAGAATATTGCACAGCTAATTATTTGTTATCCCTCAATCCCTGAGTCTCAAATCAAATATTTAGGAGGGGAGAAAACAGGGCTAATTGAGATAGCAGAGCGACTCCTAAAAGAAGGTAAACGCCCGGCTATCTGCACAATCAAAGGACAAAGCCGTGTCGTGGTAATTCCTGACCTATCAGGATTTAACGTTACCTTTGCCAGTGCCAAATCAACCGACCCGGATAGTGATTGGTGGGAGCAGGTTAATACTGCCCTGTTTAAATCTTCTCTTGAACTTCGGGCTTTTAAATATTCCCACGGTTTGATTCCATCACCCCTAAAACAAATTTGTAGCGAGTTAGGAATAGAGCCGCGTTCTACTAACAAGCGTTACATTAACTACCTAAAACCCGCATGGGAGTCTCAATTATCTCAGTCCTCTCAGTCCAAAGTCTTAATTAATAAATAGGAGTATCTGTTGTGAATAAAAGGTTGAAATTATTAACCATCGGATTGATTACTGTGACATCGTTACTGTCTACTCCAAAGCCATCAACCGCCGAGCTACCTGTTTTTAATCGCTCAGGGAATTATCTAGTGTATGTAGGCAGCGAACCCAAAGGGCAACGGATTCGCAACCCCTCTGATCTAAGGCAGTTAGTCACTATTTCCTCGGATGCCAGATTTTCCTTGCGTCGTATGACCCGACACCCAATAACAGGAGACTACAGTTACAGGGAGAGTGGATTTTTTTCTAGTAGAATGCAGTTTTTTCTTAAAGGGAAAGAGTCGGTAATTATAGTGTTCAATCCATTGAATAAACAAGAATCTAACAAGAAAATCAAGGTAACAGTTGATTTTGAACAAGCTACTCAATCACAAATTAATTAGGAGCTTTACTTATGAAACCCTCAAGAATTGTTTTCGTTTCTGCGCTAACTTTACTTGTCTTTTTTGGAGTCAGAGGGATGACAGTTGAAACCGCTATCAAGACATTATTCGAGAAAAGTGTAGGGACTTTAACCTATTGGTTCGGCGGGTCTATAAATGCCACAAATAATCGTCAACTTCCCCCCGGTCAAGGTGACGATTCCGATTCAACCATTACCCCAATTGAATCACTGGAGGATGTTAAATAATGAGAGTTTTATTCTATTTTGGATCTGTTCTGGGTTGGGTATTTCTGATTTACTTTTGTTGGAATCAGTCAATCCCTTGGTGGTTTAAAAAGGGTGTAGCCGAAACGGTAAAAACCATCCCAGAAATAACTAGGCAGATACCCAAGGAGGACTGGGCAAAACCTAAAGAAGAACCCAAAACCGATGATAAAAAATCTTCCGATTCCACTAAACCCGAAAAGAAAGAGACAGCTAAAAACCTATTTAGTGGCGAGTTTAAATTAGGTGGCTTGCGATCGCGCTACAACCTTGACGTTCCCCAAAACGATAAATCAGAACAAATAGGCAAGCAAGATATGGGGGGAAAATAAGGCAATGTTGAACCGGAAATTGGAGGAGAGGATAAGGGATTGTGAGGAACAGTTGGATGATGCTTTTTTCTGGATTTTCATTACTTGTCTGTTGTTGGGCTTTGGGATTCTTAAATTCAACCAATCCTCTCCCCAAGTTTCTAGTCCCCAATCAACAGAATCTAGTCAAACCTCAACAGTCACGTTAGGTAAAGATGCCCCTAAGTTTATTTATCCCCATTCAACACCCTACACAATATCTTCTGGGTTTGGTATGCGCGAGCATCCTGTAACGGGAGGGCAAAAAATGCACAACGGGATTGATTTTGCAGCGCCAGGGGGTGCAAACATCTTAGCTGTTGCCGATGGTCAGGTGTCTTTTGCGGGTGACATGGGCGGTTGTGGCAATGCAGTTGAGATCAATCATTCCGGTGGCTACCTGTCCAAATATTGCCACGCCTCGAAAGTTTTAGTCCAAAAAGGTCAATCAGTCAAAGCCGGTACACCTATTGCATTGGTTGGTACTACGGGAACATCAACCGGAAATCACCTACACTTAGGAATAAAACTCAACGGGAAATATATTGACCCTAAAAAAGTAATCCCAATAATGGAGCCAAAAAAATGATTTTCAATAACTTAATGATGTTAGGGGTAACGGGGTTTACACTTATCAATTTATTACAATCTCCCGCCATTCAATCAGTAACGGGTGTTAATCCATCGGGTAATGTTTCCGGTGATATTTCCAAAGCACAAGCCCCTGAAGACATCAAGAAAGCTGTTAGTCAAGCTGGTATAAATGACGAGGGTTTTGCATGGGCGATCGCGCATATTCTAAAAGTAGAAGGAGGTTGGTCGGATCACCCTGCCGATGGCGGTGGGAAAACCAAGTATGGTATTATTGAAAGTGTAGCTAAACGGCACGGGTTAAACGTTTCCTCAATAACTTTACCCCAAGCAATAAAGATATATCACACCGACTACTGGATAGCTTCAGGTGCAGATAAAGCCCAGAAACCGCTTAATTTAGCTATTATGAATAGTTATGTTAATAGTGGTAAAAAGTGGGATATCTCAGGGTCAACACCGCAGGAACAGGCGTTAAACTATCTCAAGTCTCAAGATAGTTATTACACCTCAATTTATACCAGTAGACCTTCTCAAACCGTGTTTAAGTCGGGTTGGCATCGTAGAACTAAATACATGACGGATGCCGTTAATGGCGGTAATCCGAGTTGGTAATTTTGAATTGTATTAGGAGAGAGTATGGTAAAAGCAAAATCACCCTATCCACAAATAGCAGAATTAGTGGTTAAGGAAGCCAAGAAACGAGGGGGAAATCAACAACTAACAGATATTAACTGGGTAACTAAAACCCTGTTTAAATATCAGAATGGTGTGACTCCTCTGACTGATACCGACTCCGATTGCGTCAGGATTGGAGAGGAGTTAAGACCCCGTTATGAGTGGCAGATCACCAGAGATCATGTAGCTTTTGCTAATCAGAATAGTATTAAGAAGGGATGGAAATAGTTATGAAAGATTTGGAAAGTTTGCTGAATGAAGTAGAAGAAATATCGAAAGAAATAGCTAGTCATCATTACACTATTTTTAGATTTAGTAGTCATTTTAAGGGTGCTTTTGGAACGCCTGACAGACTAAGACTTGAGTTGCCACACCTTCCGGGTTTTGGTACGTTGAGAGAATTATTGATCTGGATGATTGGTGAACAAGTTAATTTCTGGGATATCGAAACAGAGAATATCGAGGGTTTTAGAATTCACAATGGGGTTTATTACAAAGAGGAAGATTTTACCAATGACATCTAGGGAACAATTAGAATATATTTGGTTAGTTGATAGCTTGGTTTTATCTGAAACAGGGAAACACATTGACAGTTTAACCAGGAAAATTATTGAGGGGATATTAACAGATAATACCTATTCAGAGATAGGTGAAAAGTTAGGCTATGATCAGGGTTATATTGGCGATAAAACAAGAATAATGCTTAGGATTTTAAGCAAAAAGACTGGCGAAATAGTTAATAAACAAAACTTTTCCTGGGTACTTGAAAGGGTTTTAAATGTTGCCCACAGTCCATCAATCATTAACCTTGCAAATATAAAATAATGATCAATACTTTCATCGGAATTGACCCAGGAAAAACCGGAGGAGTTGCTATCATCTCTCCATCGGGAATCAAACTCATTGATTGTCCAGTTATTGAGATAAAAACTAAGGTTAAAAGCAAAAAGCCAAACCTCACGCTATTTAATCAGGTTGCGGACAAGGGAACAGTCAAGTCCAAAACTAAAATCACAACGAAGTCAAGCCCTGCATTAATGGCATCGGAGTTAGCACAGTCAATTACCTCAAACTCAATAATCGCCATGGAGAGCGTTCATTCGATGCCAGGACAGGGAGTTAGATCAACCTTTGATTTTGGGACGAATTTTGGCATTTGGTTGGGAGTGATCGCAGCGTTAAATATTCCTATGGAGTTGGTGACCCCTCAAGAATGGAAAAAGCATTATGGCTTGATTGGGAAAGACAAGGACGCATCAAGGATTATTGCGGTGCAGTTATTCCCCCAGATGGCTATGGAATTAAAGCTCAAGAAATACAACGGGCGGGCCGAGGCACTTCTCCTTGCTGAATATCTGCGGCGCAAAGCAGGAGGCTAGGACAAAGCAGGAGGCTAGGACAAAGCAGGATGCTAGGACACGAAAAGGACAAAACAAAACCCCGTCCAAAATACTGATGGACGGGGTTTTATTTATAGCCTCAACTACCGACTGTGTTATTACTCGGATACTAATTCCCATTCAGCAGGGATATTAGTCTTTGTTCTTTTGCTCTAATGAACATAAGAGTCTGGACTAATCGGGAAATACATTTCAGCTTCCTCTGGAATTTCCCAATGTATAACACCACTTTTTTTTGGTTTTGTTTGTTCTTTTCCTAGTAGTGTAAATCCGTGTTGTGATGCTAAACCTTTAGGGGTACCACAATCAATAACCAAATGATTACGGTAATAAACATAGATCGCGGAACGCGTTGCTGTTTGTTGGATTAGATGAGTTTTGCTATCATCCTCCCAATAATTTAGACCTTTTGCAGTTAGTCCGTGTGTAAGATTCATAATCTTTTGCTCCTGTGTGTTGTAGTTGGTTTAATCCCTTTCGGGAAGGCGATCGCACGGAGTCGAACCGTGCTAGGAGCTAACCTGCGATCGCTATCAGTCTTTGCTGCCACTTAATCCGTGAGTGGTCAAACTCATGGTTTCTGATTTTCTCTCGGAGTAGCCTAACTGCGAGGGAATCAAGTCATCTGGGTCACCCCATTTGTCACCCTGTTTGTAGCAGAGAACTGAATTTGGGATAGGGGGGTCTTGTCCACCCCATTCAAAAGTTGACAAGTGGTGTGCAAAGGTTTTGCCTCCGCATTCTTGTTTCTCCGGTATCCACTCAGTACGAAATTTCACCCCATACTGCGCCAATATAGACTCTTGTTTTTCGGTAAATGCGAATTGGCTTTTGACACTGTAGCTACCCATCTTTTGTCTCCTGTGCTTTGTGTATCTTGACTAATACCAATATCCCATAGGTCTTAAAGAATGTCAAGCCTTTTCCAGAAATTTTTTATAGATTTCCTGAAACTCGGACGGGGATAGCATCCCACGCCCTAACCTCTCTATGAGTTCGGCACGAGACAAGCCAAAGGACGCTGACAGGACTTTAAGGCCGTCCCAGGCGACATCGGTGATATTTATGCCCTTAGAAGTTTTGATTGTGGCGTAGTCACGGGGTTTCCCTCTGCCTCTTTTGGTGTCCATAATTATTTTAATTGGGTTGACATATTTATTATAACCTGTGCTATGATTATATTATATCACAGGAGGATTATATGACCGAGCGTTATAGATGGGCGCATTTTTGGGAGTCATCAGAGACAAAATCTAATTTAATCAGAGGGGTTAAAAATCGCTATGGCTATAGCACAGCCATGATCAAATGGGTAAGCGACAATCATCATAGATTTCCTTGGGTAGCCGAGGTCAAGGTTGGGGATATCCCCAAAGAAGTCAGAGGAGAGAATTTGTACAAGATATCTGTAGGCGCGACCAAGAAATCTTGGGAAATGGCTAAAAAGGAATTTGAATTAGCAGAAACAAAGGAAAATCATGAGTAGGGAATCAAGAGTAATCTATTATAAGGGTTTCTAGTCTTTGCCAAATAAAAAGCACTTCTAAATTAATAGAGGTGCTTTTTAGATCGTCAATCCATGTTTACTTTTTTATTTTAGCTTTTTTCCATGCCGCATTAACTTTTATTAGCAACCCAGGGAATGTCCGAGTCCAAAGAATCCCAGACAAAGCAAATCCAATCATGGCAGCTTTTGTACAAGGGTCGCATCTAAAATCAAATCCCCCACTTCGACCATCTAAGGTTTGATAAACTATCACTTCATTGTCAGCACTTGCATCTTTTGTCATGCTTTTGAGCCACTTAACAAAAATATCAAGGTCGGATTCAAAAACCATCTGAGTAATCTTATCTTCCAATAATTCCAACGCTTCTTTCATAATCTATTTTTGATTAAATTACTACCATTTAGAAGTTTGACAAACAGTTCCCCACCCCTCAAAAATTTCCTCAAATCTTTGAGGTTGCAATCCAAAATAAAACAGAGTTTGGGAGAACCTGTTTTGGTCTTGTTTTTTTCCTTCCGCCGCCCGTTTGGGACTGTAGAATGTGAGTCGGGTTGAGGGTAGGCAGAAGCGATCGCACCGATTCAAAGCCTTTTTATACCAGGCTGTACTGTTGTCAGTATTGGTTAACAAGAATGCTTCCGCTTCCGTCTCGTTCAGGGTTTGAATTAATTTATCAACAACCTTCTCAACAAATCCCGCGCTGTAGGGAGGGTTTAACCAGAGTGTCTTAGCCCTCCAGTTCTGTTTAAATCCATCATCTTGAATTGTGAATATCTTTTGAGCTTTTACCGTTCGGTTGGCAAGTTCACAGCTAAAAGGGTCTAATTCAGGAAATCCATAAAACTCATGGACTAAATCAATCAAATCAGACGGGGTATAATTTTCGTTTGAATCAAGAATTACGGGTTGTGTTTCAAATAGTGAAAGTTGTTGTATAATCATTATGTTGTTGCTTTGTGTGTTTGCTTTTTAAAAGTATCTGAGATTCTCTACAAACTCAGATACTTTTTCTTTATTATAAGGTATTTGTGTTAAAATAAATATTAACTTAAATGTTAGTAAAATTATGAAATCAGAAAATAAGAAATGTGGTTTTGCTGCTATGAGCCCAGAAAAACGTCGGGAGATTTCTAGCAAAGGCGGTAAAGCATCTCACGATAAAGGAACGCTTCATAAATTCACGCCAGACGAGTGTAGCGATGGCGGGGTTTCCACATCACGAAACAAAGACTACATGACTGAGATAGGTCGTAAAGGCGGCAAGACATCTCGTGATAAAGGAACACTGTATAAGTTTACTTCTGAAGATTGTAGAAAAGCGTGGAAAAGATCAACATGAACAAATTTAGATAAGAATTGAGGAAATAGAATGACAACAGAAACAGCACCAACGGAAATAGCTGCGCCGTCGATTGTAGGGTATTTACTCGACAACCAAGGGAAGACAATCAAGTGTAAAGTGACAATAAACTCAAAGGGGTATATAGTGTTTTATCCCGTAGACGAGGAGTGCGATCGCAATGCCAACAACGACTGATTATGTTAATGTTTTCGTGTTATAATAATATTGGTGGAAAGATTCTCTCTTAAAGTTACCCGGCATCCGCTTGGTGGCTTTTTGTTTTGTGGGTTTGGGTGTTAGAATATTATTGGAGAGATCAGAGGGAGAAATGCCAACGACACCTGATTATGTTAGTTCGGTTTCATTATTGCCAACAGTGGAATTTTTGGAGTTGGTAGCTAAGAAGCAATGGGATTCAGGCGTTAGTTATGGCCTGGGAGTATCAACAATTGTCCCGATGTTTCACTCCACAACTAACTCGGAATGGCTGTGTCTTAATTCTGAATCAGAGTTTTTATCTTCACCCACGGGGACGCTATCAATCAAGAATCCGTTTAGCTACACCCGACAGGAATCGTCCCCGGTTTATATTGGCTATAACGATATTTCCATCCCATCTGCTAAGGTAAATAAAGCCAAATCACTCTATTTGTTCAGGATAGATGAAGATGGGAAAAATGAAGTTATTATGGTTTCTAATTATGACAAGAAGCCTTATAATGTTACCACCGCACCGCCATTGGATTGCTTCTCTAGGGAATGTCTGACGTGGTTTAGTAGCGATGTAGATTGGTTTACTGGGTTTGGCTCCCTGTCGGGTTCTTTATCGGAACTGATAGTAGATAAAAACGGCGTTGTCACGAATAAATCTGAAGATGTTTTGAATAATCTAATCATAGCATCAACAAAACCAGTAAATTATACTGATATCTCTTTTTCAACTGTTACAACCCTTAGCCCATTTGTTGCCATCAAGTTTGCGTCCGAAGTTGAGTATATAAAAACTGAATCAACATCGGATTATAATATATTATTCCTGTATAATAGTGATTCATTGGTGGCTTTTGCGGGAGATGTTGTATCGAAAAATGAATCGTTTTATTCTGAATCTTTAAAAACTAAGGTCTATTTTGATTCTCAGGAGATAATAATAATATGAAAATTAACGGAGCTTATAAATTCTCTACAGAGGCAATAATTAATAAACTTGATTTTGCTTTCCTCTATTCAAAACTTCAAGAAAATGACAGGGAATTTGTTTTTACGGGGGGAACAACATCGTGGAGAAAAATATTGTCACCTGGTGGCGTAGCAGAATGCTGTCTTGAAATTCCCGAACCCACAGGAGTTTATGCTACAGAGGAAGACGCTTTAAGTGACACAAAAAGACAGGGGACAAACACATCTGATACACCCCAAAGCAAGTTAGTTACTTTATTTTACGATTTACAGGGTGGGAATAGCCCTGTTTCATTTTATCAGATTTTTAAAATAGCAGGACAATCAACTTATCCCAATAAGGAAACCCAATCTTATAATCCCAATTTCTATGGCTTTTGGCAAAATTGGCAAGAATACCCAGATTCAAACTTTTTGTTAGGAGTAGCCCCAACCCAAAGCCCACAACATTGTCCCCTTCTTAAACCGATTCCTTACCCTTCGGGACTAATAAAAATAGGTTTTAGAACCCCAAAAATTCCAAATTGGAAGAAAGAAAATTATATGTTTCAGACTCCAACGGCTTTACTTTTGAGTGAGGAAACGGCATACATTAATTACTACCCAACAGCACCGAATGTCATGAGATACGTCAATTGGGAAGACGAGGAAGATTTCGGTTTTTATACAATGAGTCGAATGTTAACCGTTTTGGATCTCAATGAGCTTCAGGTTTTTCCCAATTGTGGTAGTGTTTTAAATAACAATGCTTGGCATCCTCTTATAGATTCTGATATTAACGCTGTCAATATTTCAGCGCACCAATCTTTTATCCCTGAAGCAGCAGGGGAAGCATCTGACGAAGCACATAAAAATGGGTATTTTGCGGTTATGTGCCAACTCGATAAAAAGGGTGCTATCGAGAGCTACTTAAATCAAATCTTAGCTTACTGGGGTATCCCCGGCTCCCTTCGATTTGTCAGAGGCGTTTCACCATCTGGATGTAATACAGACGCTAATGGGGAAATCTATCCTGATCCTGTTGAGGAGGAGATTCCGGTTTATTCCTTGAGATTCAAAGGTCGGTATTCTTCCATTATTTTAAACTACCAATCAAAAGGAAAAACACAAGAACTAACCCTTCCAATTGAATTTCCAACAAGAGCAACAAAGGTTAAATTTATTCCCGATGCACCCGCAGAACATTATAAACTTAGTTATTGGGATACAGAAACGGGGGATATAAATGGCAAGATTGGCAGTGGAACTGGTGAATACATTCAAAGCAATATCCCTGCAACAGAATGGCGACCGACTGAACAGCCTATAGTTTCAGAGGCTTTTGTTGGGCGTGTCAGTATGGATAAAGAAAATATTTATGCTTCAATATTGTATGGAACAATTAGAGAGTGGGAGACAGGAAAACAGTTACCCGATGAAACAACTCAAGGATGGATACAGTCACCCGATACCGTGCCTTTTATTGGAGATGAATATAGCAAGGTAAGTCGTAATTATGGGACGGGTGTAATTACAAGTAATGCCAGACCCAAAAAAGACAGTTGGAAATATTGTAAAACGTTTACAATAGATAAAAAAACATTTTCTATTGTTTCAGAATCTTTAAAAACATACCCAGAACCTTTAACAGAAACAAAACAATTTGTTATCGGCTACGAAATATCAACTCAAGAGAAAACCCCCAGATATCGGTCATTTTATGACAACAGAGGGACTAGCAACGCTAGGTTTAATTTGATTTCAATTTCCAACCTAGGAGCGTCGGACAATGGTTTCTCAGGTAATCCGATTTGCTACCCACAAATAGCGGGGACAATTCCTGGTACTTGGGCTACAAACCCAATACCTGATTTTACAACAGACCTATCATTAAATCGTTATTTCCCAATAGAATCAATCCCTGATTACATTAAGCCTCAATCCTTGTGGAATCAAAAAGATTGGATATTCTGGAATTTATTGGAGCGTCCAAAAAAACCGTTAACAAATACCAGTTATTTTATCTTTGAGCTTGAGACTAAATTTAGCGCACACGGGAGAAGTAGTGTTAGACCCTATAGATATTATATTGATTTAAAACCTGTAGCAGCTCCTCCGGGCACTTATGAAGGCTTTGACCGTACATCAGAGAACTATTTCGCCGAGGTAGTAGAATCAGAGCGGCTAAGAGGTTCACCAATTCTTGATTCAGAAGGAAAAGTGGTAAAATGGGCTAGAATCTCCCCGTATTCGTACCCGTACTTTGAACCAGCACGTTATCTTGTTGGCGAGGGTTCGGATACTTGAAAACAATCAAAAATAGGAGAATAAAATGGAAGCTAGAGGCATTCGATCTTATTATGAAGACCAAAAATATAATATTACTAATTGGCGTTATCAGTGGCTAAAAAGAACGCTTTATCGGTACAATGCTTGCCGAAGGGCTAATGATGACCTTGGATCAATGTATTCACGTTCAGAAGACCTTCCAACTATATTCCCATCTAACCTTGCTTTTTTATGCTCAAAGGAATCATTTAATTGGTCTGTTGAGCTTTACAATGTAACCGGAGAAGACGAGAATTTATCCTTGGATATAATTAATAAAATTCCTGCTAGGATTCAAGGTTTAGGTATTCCAAATCCAAAGAATGAAACCTTGAAATTTTCCGAGGAATATATTTTAATGAAACGAAAACCTGCTGATAACAATAACCCAAATGACGGAGTGAAATACTGGACACAAGAGGAAGGGATATTAGACAGGGAAATTGAGATAGAAGCTACAACCTTGGGATTAGAGGATATGAGAGAATTTCTCAAAGAATGGGAATTTAGACCGCACGGCAGGCTTTTGGATATGGCGGTTTTTGTTAATTAATTAGGAACATATAGCTGCAAGTTTTCAAAAGTAGGCATCCGTCGCCCAATTTCTACATCTTCAGAACATAACCACCACTGACAAAATGATTTAACTTTAGGTTGGTCTGCAATTCCCTCTAATTTCCCCCAAAAGTAATTACATAGCAACCTATCAACATCATTCTGATACCAGAGACTTGCCTCTATTAGATGAACAGGGCAGTCAAACATCTTGATTACCCGTGGGAGTCTATCAAGAATTACGGGGGCGTTATAGGTCTTAATATGGGTTTGAACCCCAACCTCAACGGGGAAACCTTCACGATTTAATTCGTGACAGATAACCGCTATTTGTTCCCACTTCCTTAAAAGATGGGGCTTAAAATCTCCCAGGATTAATCGAGCTTTGGGGTTGGCAATATGCGCGGCTTCACAATATCGCTTTAAGTCATCGAGCTTGTAATTAGGATATGGAACCCCAATGTCATCGGTGAACTCATTTGTTAATACCCATTCATTAATCTTAGGGAATTTTGCAACTCGTTTTTTAATCCATTGTTCTATCGTTTCACAACCGGAAAATGGACAGGGCTTATGATGTTTATGCCCATAAAGGAATTGCGCTCGGATAATTTTATCTGGGAAGTCCAGAGGGTTTTTAGTCCCGTTCCGGTCAACAAATAACTGCCAATGGTAGCCAATCACTACACCGCCAAATAGCGTTAAGTCCAAAGGTTGTGAACTTCCACAGGTAAATTGAATCATTAAGTAGCTCCCTCTCCTGCTACCCACCCCCCGTTAAAGGGACGATATAAAATCCCTGTCGAGGTATCTCGCCAGGTCTCTCTCGCACTATTGGGGGTCTTAGAAACACTTGCCGGGGTGTCAGTGTGTACTCGCATTCTGGCATCTGTCTCTACCCATGCCGTGCCGTTGTAGACATAGGTTAGGACTGAATCATAGTTATTGACCGCCCCATTCTCTTGATATATCCAACGGGTTCCAATCGCAGCCGCCCCCGTTGGCGTGGTAGTGGCGACAACCGTAGAATCTCTGGATATAAACCATCTACCTCCGCCCGTGGCAGTGTAGCAACTTTTACTATTTGCTGTTGAGGTAGTGTCTGTTTTAACCAATGCTAACCAGGTTTTTTCTGCAATAGCCCAGAAAGTTATACCATCCTGCAAAGTTGTCACATCTAAAGCCACAATCGCGGCTATATTGGCTTTACTTCCCATCCAAGGCATTATCTTAAATCTCCGCTATAGTTATATTCGATAATACAGGAATAAAGTTAGGGATTGCCCCGTTCCAATCTTCTAAAACTTCAGAGTTCCAACCATCGCTAGAATCCCAAAATAAATTAACAGGAGCATCAGCAGCAAAAGCCTTAACCTCTGTTAGTTTGGATGTCAGCAGTTTAGTCTGGAGTTGGAATGGAAAACCCTGATCTATCTTAGCATTTACCATAAAAGGTTTTAAGCTAAAATAGGCATCCGTTACAGAAATCAGTGGCAGCCGTGAATAGAAGTTTTTGCCCTTCTATTCTTTGGTTTAGGTTCGTTGCAATTGCCATATTTTGTTAGCGTTTAGAACTGTTTATATTATATAATAAAACAATAGTTTTGTGCTGATTAAATTATGATTAATACTCAAGAACTAGAGAATGCGATCACCATTGTGGAAAAATGGTTAGTCCCTCAATTCCTAGGAAAGAGGGCAGTATTTATCTATCCCTCTAAAGCTCAGGATGATTTGGGATTGAGTGAAAAAGTATTTTGGTTTGCAATTTTTACTTTAGTTGAGCAGCAGAAAATTAGCTTAGGTGAAAACGATTACATGGCAATTTATCCGGCCACAATTGTATTGAGTACCTAGAAAAATTATCCCCACGATGTTTTGCCACATCTGGGGACTTGAGTAAACCTACAGAACAGGCTACTAATGGACAAAGATAACACGGAAAAATATAACCCGCGCTGCTTAACTTGCGGTGGGAAGATGTGGAAGTCTGGGATAACGCCAACCGGAAAACAAAAGTATTTCTGCAATCCCTGTTGGTTACGGAATCGAAAATCCAATGAAGCCAAGAAAAACCCGCCATGTCCAAAGTGCGGACACAAGATGAAAAAAAACGGGGTTCATTCGGACGGGAGGCAGAAGTGGCGCTGTACACCCTGCGGAGCGTCCCAAATTTCAAATCCCAAACCAGAGGGGCGACCGAGAATCCATGAGAAAATAACAACCTCAGACCCTAAGCCCGTAGGGAGGCCGAGAATCTATCCAGGTCGGAATCTGACCGATGCCGAATCATATCTCAGACATAAGAAGAAAAAAGCTATGTTGGCACTCAGGGAAAAGTTTGGGACTGATTAAATTGTTATAATAAGCGTCCCCGCAATGTTTCTGCATTCGGGGACGTGAGTTCACCTAGTACCGAGGTTCACTAATGAACAATATTATCGCATCGAGGCTTATTCTAGCTGGTCTATTGAGTCAGGGAATTAAGCGATCGCCACATAACAACCAAAAGGCACGGAGTCAAAACCCGTGTTTTTTGGTGTCTAATCCAGTCCTAGAAAGAATTTTAGATTACCTATTGACAAACCTAAAAGCCCTATGCTATAACTAAATTATTAAAACACACAGAGGAAAAACGGTATGTCAGTTGATGGATTAAACGCAGGACAGGTCAATAAATTTGTAGCTCAAAACAAGCTACAAAACCTAAGACTAGAAGACGGCTATTGGGTCGCAAACGACGGCGAATACCTTTACACCATTACAGCCGAAAAATACTGGGCAGCACTAAATGAAGGGGATCTGAGTTAGCAATCAATAACAGCCCGTGCTACAAGTTGCACGGGCTGGCAACCATTAAACAACAACACAGGAACACGCCATGAACGAACTAACACTAGAAGACTTGGTATCTGAAACCGATGATTTCGAGCCTGAAGCTATTGAACTGGTATTAAATCGCGTTGATGAATTTGACGCTTTGGGTTTTGGTATTGACGTTGTTGACTGGGAAGTTATAGGTGTTGGCAACAGCAAACAGGTCGGAGTTTTATTTGATATGAAAAACGACCGATATGGCTACTACACCGACAATGGTCAAACCGTCCTGGTTAAGCTAGATAAAACCTATACAGAGTTATCCGATTGGGGTAACTGTTGGGATGATTGCCCTGAAGTGTTGCAGTCAACAGATGAGTAAATACATCGGGCGGGGTGGCTCTTACCCCAATGGTGGCAGAAAGCTACAGGGTGACTCTAAAAGAGTGACAGTTAGTATCTGTATAGAATCTGACCTACTAACTAAATTAGATGCCCTGGTAGCTCAGGGAGAAGGATCACGAAGCGATATTGTAAACAATCTGTTACGGGAAAAATAGACCATGAAAATTCAATTTAGGGATAGTTTAGGTTGGTATTGTCCGGGTTATCCTTGGTGCGATCCAGACGAAAAGCTGTTAGCTGAATGGACGGACGATATTAAAACTTACAATCGAAAAGATGTAAGGATTGTAAGTAAATAAAGATTCAAAAAGCCTAGAGGTTGAATCCTAGGCTTTTTGCTATTTCACCCTACGCCGCCAAAACATCAACAACGGATTCAAACCATTGCAAGTGTTGACGGGTTGCGTCCTTAATCCCCTTCTGTGCGGCGAGTAACAACTTAGAAAATTCTGATCCTTTTGACGTTGGCAACCAAGCCGGATCTTTCCCGTGAGGGTTTGGGGTTTGCAATCCATTCTCAGATAGGAGTTTGTTGACCCGTTGCGCTGAGTGTTTAATTCCGGTGCGCTGCTCTAGGATTAATCCGAGTTCGGTGGGCGTGAGAAGTTTTTCCGATGTCTCGATGACTAATTCCTTTTTTAAGTCTTCAGCCGAGGGACGGAGCGCCGGATAATATTTAGCGACGTGATTAGCTGCGGACGCTGCAATCATACTCTGATCCAAACCCGCGATATTTAGGATGACAGAGACAAAATCAGCAATATCGCGCGGCGTGGGTTGGGATGAGACTGTTTGAGTTTGGGCGGATTCTGATCTAAGTTGTTTTAACTCCCGTTCACACTCAAGGAAATAACGCCGGATCTCTTTGCCCTTGCCACTAGGTAACATCATTCCCATTTCTTTGAAGGTGTCCACTGTCAGGTAGATTTTATCAACGGGTCGCCCTGTTTGGACTTTTTCATAAATTTGTGCAAAAGTCCAATCTAATCCTTGATCAAAGTTTTGCTTGAGTTTTGCGACTAACTGCCGTCGAGTGGTAAGACTTCCATCCTTAGTCCGACAGTCCCACCATTGCATCGCGTCATCAAAGTCAACGGGAAACTCAATGCTAGAATCAATTAAGGTTAGAGCCAATTCTTTGTTAAAGTTATTCATTGTGATACCTCTGAATCAGGTTTACAGCCCTTGGATGCTGAAACATCGCGAAGGGCATTTACTATTAATATTATATCACAGTTAATATTAATTAATCTGGCAATCTTTCCATTAGTTTCATTCTACTTAACAGCAATCCATCCAGAAAAGTTCATCCAACGCCAAAAACAATCAACCTCAGTAAAACCAGACAATCTAAGCATTTCTTCATTCCAATTAGCTGTTACCGGAACAAGTACACCCTCTAGGCTTAATCTTTTCCGTTCTATCTCATAAATAGAATAACCATTCTGATGTTTTAAGTTATAATACTGATTGGTCAATAAACTGTCAATATCAGCAGACCCCCCAATAACTTTTTCAACTAAAATAAAACACCCGCCTTTTCGAGTTGAATCATAGATTTTTTTGAGTAGTCTTAATCTGTATTCAATCGGAATAAACTGTAAAGTTAAAACCGACAAAGTGATGGATACGTTTTTAAGAGTTAACCAATCTTTTCTTAAATCTAATTCATGTAAACTGACGCATTCAAAACCCTTAAACTTTTCCCTACTCGCGTTAATCATCGGTTGACTAACTTCGATTCCATAATAGGTGCAATTAGTCCCATAGGATTGAATTAGTCGAGATATCTGCTCACCTCTTGAGCATCCAATATCTATGACAGAACTGGCGGGTTTTATGTATTCACGAGCGATATTGGTAACAGCGTCTCTCATTACCTCGTATTGAGGAATTGAACGAGCCAACATATCATCAAAAATGTCTGTTACTGATTCGTCAAATTCCCATTTATCTTTAGATGGGACGTGATAATTATTCATGTTAATCCTTGGGTAAGTATCCAAAAGTTTTCTTTAGTTCGTTGTTGTAAAATTTTATTGGCGATGCTATATTTTTCTCTGTCCAATCGGACACACCACTACCACCTTGAAAAGTATCCTTAACCCTGGATATCACCCATTTAGGTAGCAGTCTAGCCGACGCGGATTTCAGTAGTTTTTTATTTGGTGGTGATTGCGAGAGGTCTAAGTTTATGGCATATTCAACTAACTTCACATCCATAAAAGGCAATCTACACTCTACGCCACCATACATAAAAGACTTATTGCACCTAACAAAATTACCTCTTGCCATTTTTGCTAATTGACTTTTTCTAAGAGATATAACTTCTGTATTTGTGCTTTTGGATGCCTGAATACAGAAATTACCATAACCACCAAAAAGCTCGTCGGCAGCTTCACCAGATAAGCAAGATTTAAAGCCTTCTGCCCTTATCCTTTGTGCTAATGGTAGACATAATGAAGCTATCTCTATTTGAGCTTTGCTGTTAATTTCTATTACCTTGGCTGCGTTAGTTAAAGAATCTAAATCAATAGATACTGGCACTTCTATTAATTGAATTTCATACTCACTACATATCTTCCTGGCTGCTAGTAAATCATTTGAATCATTACGCATTTTTGCTGTAAAAGCTACGATGTTTTTGTTTATAGACTTTGCTATTTGCAGAACCAAGACGCTATCTAATCCGCCCGATATAAGACAGCAGACGGGAGTATCAGCATTTAATCTTTGTTCTACACCCCTATTCAAGCAATCTAATATATTTTGCTGTGGTGTTGTTCCTGGTAGCTTGTACCATTGAAACCACTCGCCTTTCACTAGATTAAAAGCATAGCCCGGAGGAACGGCAACAGGCATAACACCACTAGGAAATGCTTTTCTTTCAGATGCCCAAATATACCCTTTATTCGTTTTTGCCAGATACAAGGGTATCTCACCAAAACGGTCTCTCACAAGCCAATGCTCATCCCCTTTACTCCATACAAAAGCAAACATTCCCTCTAGTTGATTTAGCCGTGAAACACCGTAAATATCTAAAAATTGACTCAATACTTCGGTGTCACCTGTTGTATTGAATTTGCACCCGTCGTCTTGTAACTTCTTTTTTATATCTCTATAATTCCATATCTCACCATTAAATGAAAGAGTGGAATTATTTAAGATAAAAGGTTGTTTAGATGCCGAACTTAAATCAAGTAAAGACAGCCTAACGTGACCATGAACAGTGTCTTCATGCTTGTGAACACCTTGACCATCTCGCCCCCTATGTATTATTTTAAGAAGCATAGACTCTACATCTACGCTGGATTTGTATGTACCCGCTAATCCACACATTTTTCTAGTATTTCTAATTGAATTGTTTTGGCAATATGTGACATCATAACAGGTGGAACAGCCCTACCCAATCTTTCCCATTGTTGGGCATAGGAACCTGTTAGAATAAAATCATCAGGAAAAGCGCAAATTCGTTTTAACTCTTGAATTGAAAATTTCCGTTTTTCTGTGGGATGAACTACCGATGCACAAGTATTGTCACCGCCTATTTGGGTGACGCATGGAGACGGTTTATCTAGGTGTGGCTTAGTCAGAGAAAAATACTTCTCTGAACTTTCGCCTTGTTTTATTTTGTCCCATTCTCTACCAATTGCATATTTTGAGATATCGGTTTCTGCTTCGACAAAAACATCTGTTTGTCTAATCTGAGTTATCCAAGGTAAAGCATCTCTAACTGTGTACTGATAATGCAACGGTTTTGGGTGAACAGGTTCTAACTTCAAATCATTCCTAACACCTATAAAGATAGTCCGTTGTCGCATTTGAGGAACACCAAGCCATTGAGCATCTAGCACTTTACACTTGACGTTATAACCGCAATCTTTGAGTGTTTTAAGGATTTCTAAGAAGTAGCCTTTAGCTGTTCCTTTGATTAATCCTGATACGTTTTCAGCAACAAAGACTTTAGGCTGTGTTCCTTTGATTAGTCGAGCGTACTCAAAAAACAAATCATCAACTCTTTGCTTGGTATCTGAATATTGCTTAACTTTTCCCCATCCTGCTTCACGTTTTCCTGCTGTTGAAAAAGCTGCACAAGGGGGAGAGCCATCAAATATATCTATCTCTCCTATTTTCAATCCGGTTGCTGTTAAGATGTCCTGAGCAGAAATCTCTCGGATATCTCGCCTGTCAAGAATTGAATTTGGATGATTAGCTTTATAAGAATCCTGAGCCGCAGGAATAAATTCATTAGCCCACAAGACTCGATAGCCAGCCATCCGATAACCAAGACATGATCCGCCTGTTCCGCTAAATGTAGAGACAACATTAAACCCATTCCAGGGTATTTCTTCTATCTCTTTCATTAGAGGAACGCGGTAAATAGGTTTAGTATTCATTTATTTACCCCCTGACCATTTATAACCACACTTAGGACAAGTATGTTCTGTTTCGATGTCTTCGTCATACTCTTTAAAATCTTCTGGTGGTTTTGATTCCTCATCTTCCTCTTGCTGTTCAGTATCGCCAAACCCTTCACCCTTGCCCAACTGTTCCAACAATTCATTTAATTTATAATCAGGGAAAAACTCACTCAGATCAACTTCCTGAACTAAATCATTTAATAGATCAAAGTCCCATGTTGAGAAATCAGAAGCCGTATTATCAGCGATCGCATATTGTTTCCAATCCGACTCTGACAACCCTTTACGCTTAACAGCAACAATCGTATTACCATCGGCTTCTACAACCAAAACCTTCTCAATCCCTAGTTGACCCGCTTCCTCAAAGGTTCCATTCCCCGCACGGATAACGTCATTTTCATCAATAACAATGGAACGGCAAGCCCCAAACTGTTCTAAGGATTTGGAAATCACCTTAGCTGATAACGGCGTTCTTTTGCGGGCATTATTCGGATCGGGAGTTAGTTTGCTGATATCTGTCTCAGTAATTTTAGGTTTACTCATAAATTAGTTTGCAATAAGACTTTTAACCATGTTAACTTTAAAGTGTTGTTATTGCGTCACCATGCGCTAAATAAAACTATTGCTTCAGTACCAAACATTGAAAGGATCAGGGAAGCGGTCAGGGAGGTTATTGAGAACCCTTACCTGAATAACCGAGAGATTGGTAGGCGGCTTAACATCTCAGAAACAAATTTAAGGCGATGGAAAAAACTACCTATTTGGGAGCAAATCAGACATGAACTCCTAACCGAACGGGCAGAAATAATTAAGGCAACAATAGAAAAGGACAGAATGGCTTATCAACAGGATTTAGAGGAAAAACAAAAAACATGGCAAGCATTTAGGAAAGCCCTAGAGACTAACGGAGCATATTCCCTCACCCTTTCCAACAATGCCTATAAAGCTGCAAATAATGAGCAAGACTCCCTAAAGGCTTGTTCTAAAGCCACCAAGTCAGGAGCGCAAGTTCACTCTCGAAATGGGATGGAAGTTTTGAAAACTCTGGCAATGGTAGATGATCAACTCTATCAAAACAAGGTATTAATCGAATACTTTGAAAACCTTGAAAAAGAACAAACTCAAGAAATCTCAGAAGATTAATTATGCCTAATTTTGAAAGTGTTTTAGTTTTCCTGTTATTGTCTCTTGGTTTAAGATGGTTTTTGTTTAAGTACAAATTGCTTGATAGGATTAGGGAATCACTTAAACAGAAACACCAACTTTTTAGGGAGTTGTTTAATTGTCCATACTGCCAGACATTTGAGAGTTCCGTGCTAGTTTATTTTGTTCTGGGAATGCCATTTAGTCCCGTTACAGGGATTCTTGCGGGTTTATTTAATGCTTATGTTTCGGTGTCGATTGAGAATATAATTGAATCCCAGATAGAGGAGTTAGAGGGAAATTTTAAGACTCCTAAAACTTTGGAGATTCCCGACTACAAAACCCCAATTGAAATATTTAACTTAGGATCTAAATAATGGAAAGAATTGAACTATGCTCAAACAGATGTTGTCCAACCCTTGCTAAACTTGGGGATTTATGGATTATAAATGATGATTATGGTGGGGAGGTTAAATTGACACCTGATCAGCTTGATAATTTAGTAAAAGTTAAGTTGAAATATGAAAAAGATTTGGCATCTACAAGAATGATTGAAACTGAAAAGGCACGGGAAAATGGATTACTTATTCAATCCTAAAACTCAACGCTACCATTACAAACAGGGTGCGGGTCGGGGTCAGTTTGTACCCGCCACTGCCATTAAGTTTATGATGGAGCGCAACATTGAGGCGACACAGGGGGATATTAAGACCATTGGGGAATTATTGGTCAATGGTAAAATATCCCTCTCAACTTGGGAAGAAATGACTGCGATCGCACTCAAAAACTTGCATATTCAATCATACCTACTTGGTCGCGGTGGTAAAGGTTCTATGAATCAACGGGACTATGGATTAATTGGCAATCGACTCAAAAAGGAATACAAATATTTGAGGGAATTTGCTAAGGAAATCCAAACTACCGGAGTTAGCAAAGCTGATTTCTTTAGGCGATTAGAGATGTATAGCAACGCCGGATCAGGTCAACACGAAAAAGCCCGAACTGAAGGACACAAGAAAGCGGGTTATTCTTGGGAGTGTAGGGTCAGAACCAAAAAGGAATCTTGCCAACCTTGCATAACTTATGAAGGCATGGGGTGGCAACCTATAGACACACTTCCCAACCCTACGGAGCGGTGCGAATGCGGATCAAATTGTGGTTGCACCAAGAAATTCGCCAAAGAAAAACCGCGAGATTTTGTCAAGCGGTTTGGAAGTTTTGACTGTGCTAACTTTTCAATACTTATGAAAAAGTTAGGGTGACAGCCGCCGTTGTGCCACCAAGTACAGCCTCGCCCGATGTGGGTACAATGGCAATGGTGGCAACTTCGGGAGTTCCCGCAAAGGTGAAAGTTAAAACCCCAACAGGGGCTAACTGACCGTCGGCTCCGCGAGAAGAAACGATAATTTCTTGGGGGTTATTTTTATCAACATGAACAGCCATAATTTAACCTAGAATTGATTTAATCTTATTATATTAGAAAATCACTATGTTCACGACTTCGACTACTCAAAACACAAGAATCGGGTTCCCTCACCCCACGCCAGAGGAAATGCTAAAAATTAAAAAGTTTTCCAATGCCGAACCCCATCAAGTTGTGGTAGTGGAAATCACCGCAGCCGACAATTTGATGAATCGAGGGCGGGGTAAATGGTCTAAAGATTCCCTCTTGAAATTAGCAATGTTAGCACCGGGAATTACCGTTACTTTAGACCATGACTGGGAAAATATCAATAAAGTTCAGGGGCGGGTTTTTGATGCTAAGTATGAAGAAGAAGAACCGCCGTACAATGAACTGGCAAAAGCTGGAAACTTCGAGTTAAACAGTTGGATTGTTGGGGATGAAGGCTATGCAAAATTAGAGTTAAAAGCCATTATCCCCGTTGATTCCCCTATCTTGGAATCCCTTTGGTTGGGAACAATTAGTTACGTTTCACTAGGAAATTTCACAATAGAGGATCTATGGTGTCCGTTGTGCGACTGCTCATTTTATGACGCAGCTTGTCCCCATCTTATCCCATCCCTAGTAGAACCAGATACCGAAATAACAGCCCCATTTTATATCAGGAAAGGCTCTAAAGATTTGGGAGAAGTTAGTCTAGTTCTAATCCCAAATCTACCAGGTGCTAAGGTTGAGCTACCAGAAAATTATGATCATTGATAGAACAAATCAATTTATTGATAGAACCAATTAATCGGATGATTGACAACCTTGGCTATCCTCTCAAGCCGATCACAAGATGGGACTGACAGGTCATGCTCATATCTATGAATACTCAATCGGGCAATATCTGCCCTTTTCCCTAGCGTTTCCTGGGATAAGTTGGCTCGGTTTCTGGCAATTAATATCAATTCTCCTAAGCTAAATTCGTTTATATTATCCTCGGAGCCACTAGGAATATTGTGGCTTTTGGGCTTCGTTTGCATACCTACCCCCTCAATCTATATCACTTCTGAATAAATTGTATCACTTCGCTTAAACGCTTGGGATAAACTCAGAATTGCATACCTACCAATCTTAAAATGAAGCGTGCCTTAAATATATTAAAGGATACGTTTTCTGATAGTGAGTCGGGAGTGGAAACGGATGCAATCAAACGTTTAAATGCTGCAAAGCAAAAACGCAAGACCGATCAAGCTCCCAAGCCAGAAGACCTTCCAATTGAAAATCCAACTATGGAAAAACCGAGTTTAATTGTCGGAAAAGATAATGCTGAAAGTCCAGTAGATGTTCCCGTTATTCAACCCCAAAAAGATCCTGTGATTGAAGTTGGGGAAGACGGAAAAACTGTTGAACTTGATATGGTGGCACTAAGATCCTTGATTCAGCAGAAAGAAAAAGCGCAAGCTGACAAGGATTCTGTGATTATTCAGCAAGCTCTTGATGAACTTAAAAAAGCCAAAGAAGAAGCTGAACAAGTTAAAGATCAGTTGATTGAAGCTGAAAAAAGACATCAAGAAAGTATTAAAGAGGAGCGCAAAAAAACAGCAGATTGGACTCGGATTTTTGCTGATACAGGCTTTGATTTAAACGTTGTAGATCAAAACGTTCAACAAATTCAGTCAGATTATAAACCCTCACCTTATCTGCAAGTAGAAGGTCGGACTCGCTCAATCTCAGGGCTTGATGCCTATAGAGAAGTTAAGCGTATCCTGGAAAGTAAAGCTGATTGTCCTCTGTCTACTGCTGTTAATCCCTTGTCGGGTGAGATTGTAGAGTTTAAAGATACAGGAAATTTGGATAGATTTGTTCGTCAAAATAGAGATTCTATTATTGATGGATTGGATCAACAAATGAAGCGTGGCGGTTTGTTGCAAGGGCGAAATTCAGATAATACCAGCCCTACAACTATTTCACCGTTTTTCCTGGAAACTTTAAGCGCGCTGACTCGCGTCAACCACTCTCCTGCTTTTATCTTCTGGCAATTTGCAAATCGCAATATTTCCTTGGGATATAACGTCGGAGACACGATTCAAATCCCCCGAGTTAGATATTCTGCTTCGGCAACTTCTACTAATGCTTGGAAGTTAGATCCTTTAGTAGATATCACTGCCACGAATCAAGCTATTGAGGCGGGTCACGTCAAAGCGATTTTAGAGGAGTATGGTCTAGGCAAGGATGCTACCATGCCACCCCTCACCGTTGCTGAGTTCTATATGCGGACTTCCTTGATGGATTTGATGCCATTCATTGAGAGAAATCTTGGCTATAACTACAATCAGTTTGAAGACTTACTGATTCGTGAGCTATGGGGTGGTACTACTCGGATTGTTTATAACGATAACGGTGTTGTGACAACGACCGTAGGCAACGTGAACGTGGGTGACAGTGGATTACTTAATCTCACTTTCTTGACCAACCTCTATGCTTACTGCTATGGGAGTCTCCAAATTCCCCCGCTTGATGATGGGCATTATATTCTAGTGACTAACCCATTCTCGGCTGCGGCACTGACCAATTCCCTACAAGAGAATAGTCGGTACACCTCCCGCGTGGCGATGAATGATTTAACGTCGCTTCTGAAACAGACCACGATGAATGATTTGGGAAGAACAGACGGATATCAGTTCAGCGTTGCCAACTTCCACATCTTTGTGTCAAACGCTTTTGGTGCAGGAATTGTAGGTACTGAGGGTGTGCAATCCGAGACTACCGGAGCAGGTGCTAAAACCACTCGGTCATCCTTTGTCGCAGGGCGTGACACCATCGGGCGTTCAATCGCCATGCCGTTCACCATTAAACGAGCCAAAGAGGACGGTTTTGGACGGATTAACCGATTCATCTGGAACTCGTATGAATGCGCGGCTGCTTTGGATGTAGATCCGGCTTCTAATCCCCCAATGTCTAACGATCAACAATTAAGAGTTGTTGAAGTTCGGACTCTTGACGTTGCTATTTAGGAGCATAAATAAATGGCAAGTTCAGAGAAAGAACCCATCAAGGAAACAATTTTAGATCCGGTACCAACTCAACCCAAAGCGGAGCCAAAACCGGAGACTAAAAAACAAGAAAAAGTCCAGGGCATTAAGCCTATTTATCCAAAATACGCTGGCTATTCCTGTCCCGTTTGTGGGTCAAAAAGACTGACGGATGATTCGGGAAAGTATATTTGTCCTGTCACCCCAAAACCATCTGATTGTCCGGTCAAATAGGGGGATTAAATGCCCTTTACTTTAGAGGAAAAATGGGAAGTTTTGAGAATTTTACAAGTTGACATTTCCGAAGAAACGCCTGTAATGACTCTACTAGAAACCTTAGAAACTCGCTCTGAGGCTTGGGTTCAACAAACCCAAAAGCTAATTCTTAGAATCAAAGATTTTGAGGATAAATCAGACGAAGCGGCTACAGGATTAACCCGAGTAGATGTCATTGAATGGAAAGAACATCGCAGGTGTGACATCGGTTATCACTTGGAAAAACTCAGACGAGAATTAGCCAAAACAATCGGCTACAAATCAATCTCTCAATTCAATCCCTTCTCAATAGGAGAAGATAATAATGGCTACAGGATCTTTTACCAATCTCGCTGCTCAGAAATATCTCGATCACATTTTTGGAGGCAATTCTAAAAGTTCACATTCTCCCTATTTGGCAGCGTTTATCACTACCCCATCGGTTAACGGCCCTGGGTCTGAACCTGCGGGCGGGGGATATAACCGAGTAGCACTGAATGGCACTTATTTTAGCGACTCAACAACGGGAACAATTACCCAGTTACTTGATATTACCTACCCCCGTGCCACCGCTAATTGGGGTCAAATTGTCGGTTTTGGATTATTTGACTCATCCGTTGCTGGGAATTGTTACGTCTTTTGGCACGCCGAAGACGTTGAGACGATCCTGGTACGCGATCGCCTAATCGTACTTGCGGGCGGTCTGAATCATACCTTTATCTCTGGACTGTACAGCAATTATCTCAAGAATTTAATCTTGAATGACTGCTATAACATCAGTCCGATCCCCGTGTTCCCGACTATTTACGCAGCCCACTACCTGACAGCACCAACAGCAACCGCAGGGGGAACTGAACCCA